AAACAACGCAGCAAAATAACCACACCAATCCCCAATAGTCCATTGATCAGAATTGACAAACTTAATATATTCTTTAATTACCATTTCGGTATGAACTAACACGTTATCTTCTCTATGCCATGGAGAATTTTCTACCGTATCATGCATTGCAGTAAATAACGGATTATGTAATACGATTGCGTGAAATAATTCAATAGTGTTAATAGGGGTGTGCATGTCAGTATACCGAGTAATTGTTAATAGTTATTATTATACATTAAAATATATTTTAGTCAACCTGTTGACTTTTTATATGACCCTAGAGATAATAGTTTTTGTCATAAAGGTTAAGGATAGAACCCTATATTATTATAATAGTATTAATAGTATTAACTATTGGTTTAATTAGGGGGTATAACCAAAAGTATTAACTATTGGATGGGTATAATTACATACGAAAGATCTACGCGAATGGATCAAACGAATTTGGATCATTAGGATCCATAAATCCACCAGTCCCTCCGTAATATACTCCAGAACTATCACCCATTGACATAGCTAATCCAATATCAGTATCATCATATTCTCCGAAGTATTCTTCCTCATTTACTGAATATAATGTATCATAAGCATCCTGTTCATATGATGATATCTCTTCAAGTAAACGAATAACTATAAGAACTGCTGATATTGAATCATCTGTTGAACCAACTTGAGCTTCATAACTTCCATTTTTACGAGCATAATTTTTCATCTCGCCTAATAAAGATTTGGATCTGATACCTAATTTATTGCGTTCCACTAATTGTTTGAAGTTCAAACAAGCACGAATTTTAGATTTCCCTGTCGTAGTCATTCCCAATCTACCTTTACCTTCCTCTGAAACAAACTCCCCTACTATGGGAGGATTTTCATCAGCTTGGTACAGAGATATCATACCTTCACCTACTCCATTATTTTCGACAGAAAAGTATACACTAGATCCCGCTATACTAGCTTTTTTTAATATCCAAACTAATGTCAAATATAGAACAGGAGATGATGTGGTATTTGATCTAAACTCTGCAATTTGTTGCAGATCAGGAAATGAGAACACCTCAATTGAGCTAAAGTCGCTACCACTACCAGTAGCTGGGTCGATACCGACTAAATACGTTTTACCTCTTTCGAAGTTATTCCACCAATTAACACCTCGTACATCTGGATCTGGCATGCTTACCTGATCATTTAGTGAATGCAACAATATTGAATTAAGTAATAACGCATCTGATGATAAAAAAATACATTCATACTCTTGTTGCCATTTCTCTTCACCAATTTTTGCAATTTCAGCTTGTTTGAATGTTTCATCACGCCCAGGTGGTTCGTTCCATTTAACCCACGTTGATTTGAAATCACTAGCACCTATTTCAGCACTTCTCCATAATTGGGCAAATAAGTTAGAGTCTCCGTTTGGTGTTGACGCGATAATACATGATCCACCAGTAGCCAACGTTGGTGATATTGATGTCCAAAATTCTTCTTGTATGCCGGGTCTAACAAAAGCAAACTCATCGCAAAATAGTAAAGATATTGACATACCACGACCGGAGTTTTCTGATGTTGCAGCTGATACAATACGACTCATGTTATCAAAACCAACACCGTGTTTATTCCAGCCGTCATCTGCAACACCTGGTTTGAGCCACGCTGGTAAATATTCATACGCATATCTAATACGCGAAATCATTTCCATTGCGTTAGAATTTTTATTTGCCGCTATGAGGACAGTTTTATCTTCATTAAAAATAGCATACCATAATAAGAATGCGGCTGATGTGGTAGATTTACCAGTCTGTCTGGCGGATAGTACGATATTGTATCGGTTGTGTTGATAATTATAGATTAACGTTCGTTGATAATCATACAATTCAAATTTGATAGCCCCTTTTATAGGGTGTTGAATCATTACATAATTTTCGATGAAGTATATTGGATCTTGTGAGCACTTGATTAATTCTTTCACCTGTTCAGGTGTGTATTCCATCTCCTCGTGGGCGCGTTTAATGCGTGGATTTTTAACCGCCATTATATTACTCCTTGTTTAATGTGGTTATTTATACTACAAATTTTTTGTCACACCTTTAGCTATTCTGTTCTTTTAGCATTTTTAACAATACATTACGGTCCATAATCAAATTGTTATTAACTGTCTTTGGCCCCTCAGCCTTTTTCATTTTGTCTTTATGTTGTTTAGAATTGGATTTGGCACTTACTGCTGCTAAAGCTGTATTCAGAAATGCATTAGCTACTTCCATATTACGAGCATTGAATTTTGGATCACCAGTATATAGCAGTCCAGACTGATCTGCAAATGCAGTCATAGCAGCATCGTATATAGATTGGAGCTGTTCATCGATTTCTGTATCTTTATCATCGTAATCTTCAGGTGCAACAAGTTCTGTTGTTTGAAATTCTTCTCGGGTAATGACTGTGGTACCAGGCTCAATATCAAACACATCCTCCATAGGATGTTCTATATAATCTTCTGATGAAATAATTTTCATTTTCACTATCCTTGATGAATATTGTATGTGTGCTTATTTATACGCTTCAATTAATTCGTGTACTAAAGGTTCGAATTTATCTATATCTGTATAGGGAAATCGTAATAACAGCCTAATAAAAATCATCCGTGTTCTTTACATATTGTATATATCTGATCATTCTTAATCGAATAATCATAAATTCCTCCATGGATTGCTTTTGTGTGATTTGTGTATTGTTGCACAGGTTTAGTTAACTTGTTAATTCTTTCTAATATACCACAAGCTCTGCATGGGTACATGTTATTATTGTCAAGCCTATATGAATGATATGAAAATCCATGCGCATTACAAGTAGTGATTACTTTTTGGTTGGATTTTAAGTAAACAGTTTTTAGAATAATCGTAACTATTATTATGAACTTCGTTGGATTTTTGATATAAATCTATTATTTTTATTTAAATAATTGTTGTTCGGTAATAATACGGAATGTCCACCCTCGTTGTTCAGCAAATCGCTTAGCACTTTCCCATTTTGCTTGGTTGATAGCATATGTTATATTTTCGTATAATCTAGTATTGGAATTTCGTGATTTGGATGGTGCAGTTTGTGCAGCTGGCTTTATCTCAACCAACTCGGTTTTAATTTCACCACTACGCGTCTTGTACTTAATGTAGTAATCTACATAGTATTTATGTATTTTGCCATCAGTGGGTTTAATATATGGTATAGCAATCTCTTCGCTAGCCCACTCTAATATATTTGGGTTATTGTCGAGGAATATATTAAATCGGAATTCCCATGAAGACATATATCGTATTTTTGTGATATCACCATTGTATTTTTCAGGGTGAGTTGGTGTGTATAACCCTTGTTTGAAATTAGCCATTACACATTGAATGTCTTTGGTAAAGTACCAGTTATTACTGAATTCCCTCCAGTAGTAGTCGGTATAGTTTTGTAATCCGTCAGCTGTGTACCAGACACGGTAGTAGGTATTAACTGAACAGATGGTGATGGAACCCCAGTAATGGATATTGGGTTAGGGGTAAATGTACTAGTCGTATTGCTAGAGGATTCACCATGCGATTCATTATCTTTATGTTGTACCTCACCGTTTGCATTTAATCCCTCCAGTTGCGTATGCAGAGTTATATCTTCGTATATATCTGGCACTTTCCCTTTAGCAGATACACCAGTATCTATAAACACTGTATCATAAGCTAACTGTAATGTAATACTGCTCAATCCAGGATCTTCCATTGAAACGGCATCTAGAGACATTTGCATCACTTTTGGGTTTTTAAATTCATATATATTCATAAATTTACCATAATCATATACATGATACAAGTTAACAGAACTCAAAATAGTCATCGAATCTTCGGTGCTAGATGTATCTTGGGGAGTTTGCAATGTACCAAATGAGCCTGCATAGTTATTAGTTGCTAATGTACCATGATGGCCTGTAAGATCATATTGCATACTAATTTGTTGGTATGACAGTGGGTCAGTGGATCCTTGTACGTTGGCAATCGGACTAACTGCTCGTAAGTATGATGTGAAAAAATTCATCGATTTATTGTGGATATCATCATGAATTTGTATTGTTATGGGTTCATATGTGGTAGATTTTGGTATTTTTGTACGGTATCCATACATATTGACGTCATCATGCTGAATGGATATATTGGGTCTATCAAATTGTTTAATCAGAAATGCAAAATCGTTTTTGAATTCCTTTCCCGATATACCACCATTAAATTTGAACTCAACCACATACAAAAATTTGTATTTTGGGGCATGCAAAAATAAATCATCAGCATAAGCCTTAACCGGTTTAATTTTTTCTGCCTGACCATTAGCACCAGTCCGTAAACCGGATACACTAGATATTGAACTAGCCCCCTGTAACTGTGATATGTTAACCAAACTTCCTAATGATAACATTTGACTAGCAGTAGCGTTATTATTCAACGCAGCCGCTTTTGCGACATCTAACGATGATAATGAATTAACACTCTTTTGAGTAACATCCCCACTCAAAATACCTTGAAATATTTTATTAGCAGCATCTACTCCAGCACTGACAATGGCACCGCTAATATTACTCAATTCTGGTAATGCACTCGCTGGAATACCTAACGCACTTAATATTTGTTGACTGCCTTTGCTAACAAATCTAGACAATCCTGATTGTATCGAATTATTGAATTTTCCGGTTACAGCATGCACCCCTCTGCTAACAATACCGTGAACTTGCCTGTCAACAGCACTACCTATAGTGCTTTGAGCACCTTGCGTGGCACTTCCAAATAAATCTTCTAGCGACATGTAACCACTCCCAATAATTGTACATACTTATTATATTTGTATTTATGTTTGTTTTGGTCAAACAAAAAGGCCATCCAAGGCCCTTTTGTTTGATGAATACTGTATATATTTGTATTTTATTAAACACTACCACCAGGCGTTGCATAACCATTACCACTATCACCAGGACGTCCACCACCATATGGATGGATAACTTGACGAGCGTGATCAAATCTGATCGATATATTAATCTTCATAGATTCGTTATCAGCATATGCTAATTCATTCCAATTTGTGTTCTTTAACCAACAACCTTCTAGAGTCCATGTCTCAAGTGGTTGGGTATTACCATCCAAAGTCTCGATGATTGTTTGGAATTTATACACAGCACCGTTTCCAGCTGTAGCTAAATATAGCTGTGCAGCAGGATCGCTACCAATTAACCATTGTTGTTTTTGTAATTGTTGCTGTATAATTGTTGCTGCTTGACCAGTAACATCATCTTCAAATACTATAGGACATTCTTCCCAGTTGTGTTTACCAGCAACCCATGCTCTTGAGTTATAACGATGTAGCTCAACTTCTTCGAACGAAAGGCTAGGACGAGCAACCTGTATAGCTTGTATAGATAATGCTTGACTAGCAGGAACATATCCTATACCATTGAAAGTCACCCGATATTTGTTTTTTAGTTTTGGTTGTAATATTCCAGTTCCAACATCAGGTATTCCAAAATCGTTAATTGTCGCCATGTTATATATACTCCTATATAATAAAATATATTGTGTTTGTTTTAAGTATTTATGGAAGGTTTATAAAAATGAATGAAAAATTGAAATCGCTAATAGATCGAAGTAATACAATTAAAAAGTTTCGTTATGTATTATCTAATTATACATAACCCATAGTTCTGCATATGTTATATACTATTGAGGCAAATAGTTAGATAACTTCTAGACAAAAAAATCCTCGCTGAGCGAGGATTTTCGATGAGTCCGAAAAATAGTATGGATTACTGACCCATTGAAGCGCCAGTTGATAGTATGCGTATAGGAACGTATATAAATTCCACAGCTTTCATTGGTTTGAGAGCTATATCGATATATAATTCGTTGCGATCAATCCTATCAGGAGTGTTGTTAGAATCATCACAAACGGTCGCAAAATCATATAATCCACGTGCGTGCATGATACCACCTAGATAACTATCAACAACTGCCTTTAAGTTATTTCGTGTTAATTGGTCATTCGGCTCAAATAAGAAGCTAACAACATTTTTACGGATTTGACGTTTAATCATTTTAATCAAACGGGATACGTTAACACGATCCATTGCACTTGCGTCAATAGCCGATGTTTTTTGACCCATAACAACAATACCACGACCTGGCAAATTAGCAATCGGGTTAAGGTTTGTCGTATACTTGTACATATTATCTCTCTGACCAATTGTAAGTGGTGCAGGAACAAAAGTAGTTGCTGTTCCTAATGTACCAGTAACATACCCCATCTGAGACATTCCAGTTACAACACCACGACGAGTACCAGCCGGCGCCCAAAAAACATCAGATTGATTATCGCTATACACATAGGTTCTTAAAGCAACACCACTGGCTGCAACCACTATATTTTCGCCAGTGAATGGATGAGACGTTAATCCGTGAGGATAGTAATATGCAACATGCTCACTATGTAAGCGAGTACTTGTACTCGAATCAGCCCACTCAACTACTTGATCAGGGTCGAGATTCATTGGAGTATCTCCAATTACTAAGGCTTCTTCCATGATATCAACACTCAATGTATTAAGTTCATCTACCAACTCATGATATCCAGGACACACAATCAGGTTATATTCAAAATTTTCGGCTCTAACTGATTGGTTACTTCCGACGGTAGCTTGTAATGCAGTTACTATAGCTAACCTACGAGCAGCATCATTAGCACCAAGACTTGTGATATTTAAAAACTCAACCGTATAGCGGAAATCTGTAGCTGCATCTACCAATAATTGAGCTGCTTCAGCAGGCGTCCATTCAGTTGGTACTACAGAACCGGAACTAGTGGTGACCCAATCAGCAGTCATACCAGCAATACCGATAAACGAACCTGATGATGGTTGATCATATCCATTTGCGTACACAAGTTGTGGACTTGCAGTAAAATCATACTCAAACCAATTATTAGTAATTATGCCTGAGTTATCACGAACAACTATTCTAGCAAATGAATACATATCATATACCATCTGCATTGCTGTATTAACATCCGACTTCAATTCAGATTCTGTTACGGTTGTTTTATATAATGGATTGCTTGGAATGTATTGATTTACTGTATTATATTCTGCAATTCGATTAGCTGTGATTTGTTCCAACAGTGCACCAGCTCCCGAAATAGCATCAATGGTTTTGCGGTTCCATAAAGCCAGGATACTATTACGGTCATCATCCAAATTCACATTTGATCTAACAACAAATGCTCTATTACCAATACCCAAAAATTCAAACACAGCCATAAGACCGTACTCATTTCGAGCATCACCATGTTGTGGGTTGCCTTGATAATCTTTCCAGAAAATCGGTGAACCATAAAGACTGTACAACTGATTTGCTGATGTAATTGTACGAATCACATCATGCTCAGTAGTCCCTTCATATGGAAGTCCAGTTGCAGTGTTTATTTTTTCATCTGCCGTTGCAATAAAAAACAGTGGTACGGTGGATGCGCTGGCTGGAATGAAAAATGATTCGTTAGTGACTGTGACACTAACTCCGGGGGATACCAATGTAGCCATGAATATTACTCCTCTAATAGGTTGACTTAATTATAAAGTATTTATAACAAAGTGTTTATTTTAGTTAATAATTATGGTGTTTTATAAAAACCACAAAATTAACCAACTTCACCGAGTCAAATTTTAGTAAATATCTGTAGATAATATCAATAATTACATCAATGGTAACAATAATAGAAATCTAATCTGTTGTAGTTTCATACTTTATTATTTTTATTGGTATTTTGTGGTTATATTATAACTATATCGGATACGCTTACATAAATATGAGTAAAGAAATTATTAGGAGAGTACGATGCTTGCAGATGGTTTATCATTATCAAACACTAGGTCACTATTGAATTTAAACATAGAGTTGGGACCCACATTTCCATCAAACCCAAACCAAGGTAGGGTTTTTTATCTTAATGCAGCATCTGGGTCACTGGCTATAGGGTTATATGTATTCGATGGTACAGCATGGCAATCAGGTGATATTACTAGTGTAATCGCTGGAAATGGATTACTAGGCGGTGGTACCATAGGTGATATTACATTATCACTCGATCCTTCTGTCGTATCGACTGTATCATCATTAAATGCAGAAATTACTAGAGCAGAAGCTGCGGAAACCACACTAACAACTAATTTAGCAGCAGAAGTAACAAATAGAACTGCTGCAGATGCATTAAAAGTTAATATAGCTGGTGATACTATGACCGGTTTGTTGGTACTATCAGGTGATCCGACATTAGCATTAGGCGCAGCTACTAAACAGTATGTTGACTCTACGGAAGCAACAATAACAACTAGCGTATCTAATGAAGCCACGGCAAGGATAGCAGCAGATGCATTAAAAGTTGACAAAGCTGGTGATTCGATGACCGGCAATTTAGTAATGGGTGGCTCACAAATACAAAGTGTTGGTTCTCCTGTTAATGCAACAGACGTAGCAACAAAAAATTATGTTGATTCATTGGTGTCAGGTTTGAGTTGGTTAAGTCCAGTCGATGCAGTATTAGCGAATCATACCACATTTCTATCTCCGGTTAGCGGAACCAGAGTATTAGATACAACTGACAACAAAATATATACATACTCCGGGACAGCTTACGACTCAGGTTATACTCCTGTAGATGGCAATGCAGTTTTTAATAAAACTGACGAAACCGGCTATGTATTTTCTGGTCTTGCTTGGGTACAATTCACCGGTACCGGTCAAATAACAGCAGGTATTGGTCTATTTAAAACTGGTAATCAAATTGACGTTAATTTAGGTGCAGGTATTGCTCAATTACCGACTGATGAAGTTGGTGTTGACGTTTATGTGACTGGTGGTTTAATGAATACAGTAGATGGAGTTAATTCATCTACATTAACAAATGCACAGCTTTCATTAACTAAGTTAGGCACAGCCGGAACTTACAAATCAGTAACCACAGATAGTTATGGTAGAATAACTGCCGGTACAAATCCAACGACTTTAGCTGGTTATGGCATTACTGATGCACAATCTGCGCTTGGTTATACTCCAGTAAACAAAGCTGGCGATACTATGACTGGCGCTCTTACTAACAACGTTGGTTTTTACGGTCCTTTGATAGAACTTGGGATAACTACTGCTACATCTGCACCATTCGTTGATTTCCACTCATCTGGTAATAACATAGATTACGACTCACGAATAATAGCTAATGGTGGTAATACGACAGTAGGCCAAGGTGCCTTGACTTATAATGCTGCGGGTGGACATACTTTTAACGGTTCAATGAATACAAATGGGACAACTGGATCTACTGCTGACATTACTCTTAATAACACTGGTGCTAACGGCACAAATTTGAAATTAACTGGTGATGGAGCAACTACACCTAGCAAAACAATACGAGTTCATTCTGGCACATTAGACATTATGAACAATGCATATACCACATCATTATTATCTTTAACCGATGCCGGTAATTTGAGTATAGCAGGAACTTATAGTGGTAATGGATCTTCATTAACTAGTTTAACTGCCGCTAATCTAACGGGAACTATTTCGTCTACCGTGTTAGGTAATAGTACTCTATATATAGGTACCACAGCGATACCTTTAAATAGAGCTAGTACAGTACAGACATTAACTGGTGTTAATTTAGACACTACTACAATATCTGGTGCATTAGAAACTACTGGTGCCGTTATAATAGACTCTAATGATTTCCGCTTTAAACCTGGTACCTCCGGAACTTCTGGTATAAGCGTTATAGCTAGAAATGATGGTGCTAATTTTTACCTTTTGATGACAGCAAATAATGACGCACTGGGCACATACAATACATTAAGACCATTCATGATTAATACTACAACAGGTGTGGTAACTCTTGGCTCTGCATCAGGCGTAACTACTGCAAGTACCGATAATAGCACTTCACTAGCAACTACAGCATTCGTTGCCACAGCTACATCAGCAAACGCTACTAAATGGGCTGGAGCTAATAAAACTGTTTCGACTGCTGCGCCTTCCGGTGGTGTCGATGGTGATATTTGGATTGTTCGTGCGGCTTAATTTAAAGAATAGGAGATAGACAATGAGCAATATTTTAACATGGGTAAATTCTACAGGGTATATGGACAATGGCGTTGTCAAAGGTACCTTGGCAGTAAAACCTAGTTTTACTTTCGTGTATGATTCTTTGTATTACGAACCAGATGATAACAATTTATTTTATTTTGTTGGTAATACTAAGAATTTGTTATCGGTATCTGAACTTGCAGAAGTTACAAATTATCTAACATTAAGTACTGGCGACGATCTTTTAGTGCAAGGTGTCGACGCTGCTGGTAATTATATCGGCTTTAAAGCTAAAAGTCAAGTGGCAGCAGTTGTGGTTTCACCTCCACCCACCAGCGATCCTTGGCTTTGGGATTTTACTAATAATATATATGTAGCTAGTCCTAAGGTTGACACTAGAACGTTGACACAAAAGCAGGATGATATATGGGCACTAATAAAATCAAGAAGAGATGCTATGTCAAATGGTGGTGTATTAGTAGGAACTTATTGGTTTAACACTGATGCTAATAGTAGAATTAGATATTTAGGATTAAAAGATAAAGCTAGAGATATGTTGATGGCAGGTGGAACAATGACCGATAATATTACTGTATTTGGTAATCCAGTACAATGGAAAACAATGGATAACACCTTTGCTATTATTACTGCACAATTAGCATATGATATAGTTAATAGCATTAGTAATTTTGATGCTACTAATTTTTCAGTTGCTGAAACTCATAAAGCTGCTATGATTGCGGCAGCTGATCCGCTAACCTATGATTTCTCTACTAATTGGCCTGCTACTTTTACTCCGGTTATATAAGGATATAGAATATGTCATTACAAGTAAACGTAGGTGGAGTGTGGAAACAACAAACGGATAAGTATGTAAACGTAGGCGGGGTATGGAAACAGGTCACCGCCGAATATGTAAACGTAGGCGGTGTATGGAAACAGTATTATGGTGGAACAGGTGCTATAAATTTAGTAATAACAGCTAATACTGCGAATTATGACGTTTTTGCTGCCGCAGGTAGTCCATCATCCATAGTTAATGTCACTTTGACTATTAATGGCGGCGTAATAGTTTATTCTAGTGCATCAACGAGTTCAGCGATTCGTATAGTTGGTTTTGCTGCAGGGTCAACCGTCACTATCATAAACAATGGAAATATTTATGGTGCTGGTGGTAATGGGTCATTATCAATAGGTGCCGCAGGCGCAACAGGCGGCGACGCTATCTACGCTAATATGCCAATAACTATAGATAATACTAATGGGTATATTTTCGGCGGTGGTGGCGGTGGTATGGGTGGCGGTCATAGTAATGGCAATTGGATAGATTATGCCGGCGGTGGTGGCGGCATGGGTATGAATGGCGGCGTTGGAAATTACGCATACGCAGGCGGCGTAGCTGGGTATACAGCATCAATAGTAGCGTACGCAACATCCGGTAACACATCAGGTGCTGGTAGTGGCTCAACAACTAAATTTTATACTTCCGGTAAAGGTGCCATCACGGTGTATTCATATGGCGGCGCAGGTGGCGCATGGGGTGCAGCGGGCGGAGCCGCCTCACAGTCACAATACACATCCTATTTTTATACTTATGGTGCTGGTGCAGGCGGATTTTCAATAAGAACAAACGGTGCAGGATTATCTATAACTGGTGGAAACAACACGAATCAAATAAAAGGTTCTTATAACTAAGGATATAAATTATGTATTATAAGTATGATAATGATGGGATGTATATTGGTAACTCTAGTGAATACTCTGAGAACTCTATTACGCTTTCTCCTCCTTTACACCCAGGATTTTTTAAAGTAGATACTACTAATAACACATGGTCGACTTTATATGGTGTCAATTTTGAGGGCAAAATAGAAAGAGATCTTAGTAAGGTTACATTTATACCTAAAGAGGTAATACCGTCTTTTGATTTCGTTTGGAGCTTCGATTCCAATAAATGGATTCATATTACTGAACACACCAAAAATGAAATATCTGGTGTTGATTTATTATTTAAGCCGATAGAATACACCTGGCGGGACGGCATTAAGGCCCGTGATTCATATGGAATTTTTGGTGGCTCAGAAATATTAGAATCTAATGAACTAGCAATGTCGTCAATAGAATCTGATGAACTAGGTAGAGCTACGTTATTTGGAATTGATACAGAAAGAATGGTATTAACATACTACATCTTTAAAATGACGCCAACTGAGATAGCTAAAACTAGGTTATTGCTTAGC